GACGAAATCGTCGAGGCAACGGGCCTGAAACCGAACACGATACAAAATAATTTTTCCGCGGATAAGGGCCGGACATGGCGCAACATCGACGCCGGTTGGTGGCGCTTGGCGGCGGGTGACGAGGTAGGCCAAGCGGTGGAGAGTCAGACGAAGGCGCCCGTGACGGAGGCAGCGCCGGCCATTCGGCATCTGTTGCCGACGGCACGCATTGAGGCAGCGCTGGCGAACGGCCCGATGACGGTGGACGAGATTGCGTTGGTGACCGGCATGGGGAATGCGCAGATCGCCGGTGCACTGAATCGCAGCAAGCACAAATTTCGGCGCATGAACCTGCGTCAGAAAAACGACAAATGGCGACTGGCAACGCCGGAGGATGACGCCGACCCAGGCCGCGCACCGCTGCTAGGTGAACGCATAATCGCACATATCCAAGTGCATGGTCCAACGACGGCACACGATTTGGCCACGGCGCTAGAATACAAAAAGAACGGTGTGCTTGCAGAGTGCTTCCGCAACACACGGATTGAGCCTGCCGGCAAGCGCCACAATCGGCGCGTATGGGGGCTGAAGAATGAATGACATAGAACGTTGGGCCATCCACGCAATCGCAGCTTATGCAGGCAAGCCACTGGCCGATGTGCCACCGGAACCGCCAGCCGGTAGCGCCATGGCCGTCGTGGAAGCGCTGCACAGGTTAGAAGCAGCAGGCGTGATTGTGCGCGTCGAGTATCGTGGTGCGAAGTGGTACGAGTTGGCGGAGGGATAATGCGCCTGTTCACCATGCAGCAAACGGAATCCTGGCAGGATGAGATGTTGCGTGCCTACGGCAAAGCTGGCGCACTGCATGACATCTGTTGGTTTGTGCAGATGATATTCCCGCCACCGACAAAAGCCGAGGCGCGCCGAATGACGCAGCAGGAGCGGCAGGAGCATCGCTACCGCACGGCCTCTTGGCCAGGCAATTGGGTGCCGATAGTGCCGGTTGCCCCGTGCCCAGAAACAAGCCGCGCTGAGATTGAAATACTCGTGACGCTTATGGTTTGCGTTGATCCGACTGTCCGACTCTCTCCGGCGCTGGGACTGGTGTCCGATCTGACGACGTTGAAACACTATGAGTTTGGCAGCGAATGGGATTGTATTTGCAGCCAGTGCGGCGCAGTGTTTCGCTGGACGGTGCCGGACGTAGATATTTGCGGCGAGTGTGGATAACTGAATGTTTTGTAAGGCTTGACACCGGAATCACATTGATAAGGATTACATTGTGCCAAGCGTGTGTGGCTTGCGCAAAATGTATAAATTTACAATTTGGAGTAAGGGTTTGGTGCGAAATTTTAAGGTATGGAGGGATTGACTTTGAAAAGAAATGCAGTATACTGTAACCAAAATAACCGACTGGCTACATGAGAGAAGGCACAGTGCGTAATCCGGTAACATTTCGTCCAACCAAAGCAGACAATGAGGCGCTAGATCAAGTCGCTGCTGACTTCCCGTCAGACGCCGGAAGCACAATAAAACTTCTGCGCAGGGCGCTTGGCGAATACACAAAGCGCGGAAGCGTTGAGGCGATATTGCAGAACCACGAACGCCGCATTGAAGCGTTGGAAGAAAATCAAGCTGTACAGGCAATATATCTGCTAAAATCGGCTCAGTAGGTAAACACTACGCATTACCGCCTACTTCGCCAAATAGCAACCGATTTATCAAGCCCGACAGGGAATCAAAATGGTACAAACACAATGACCAACCTAGCATTAGACGAACAAGAAAGCAATTACACGATTGAGGCAACAGATAGACACACGTTGCATGTCTTCAGTAACGATTCTGTTGTGCAAAAACAGCTTGAACGCCTCGGCATTCAGTCGCACCGCAGCGACGGTTATGGCAAATTCTATACCGTTGATTTGAATCAATTTAGTTTTGGCGTTCGACGCAAGCGACAGATGTCCGACGAGCAACGAGCGGCCCTGGCAACGCGGCTGGCATCGTATCGTGGTGAGGCGGATGAGGAAGAGTTGGAACTAGCTTGAGCAATAGTTTATAGAGCGGAGCGGGTGAATGTACAAGTGGGACAGTAAGCCAATAATTGCTGCGACGTTGGACGACATGCCGGCAGTCTTATATACATACATGACAAGATTAAAATACAAAGGATTCACCGACGAACAAGCATTCACGCTGACTATCGAACTATTTCGCAAGCTAGAGGTAGCGGCGGAACTAGGGGTAGTGGAAGAAGAAGAATAGCACCAACTAAATAATAACGGATGAGCCGGTATCGAGAGTACCGACCCACCCAACTCTGCCGGGACAAGAAGCAGCGCGGCATTGCAGGTCATCATAGCATTGGTGAACCCGTGCGCGCAAGCCTTGGCAGATTGTCAGGGCTTTTTGTTTTACGAGGTAAAGCATGGACACACGGTTGCACAAACAACTAATCGCAGAAATCGAAGCAATCAACGATACCTTGACGGCATTCGGACTGAATGCCAGCACCAAGGAGTGCGGCGTCATTGTTGGCGGCGATCAGCTTGTCCTGTACGGTCTGCGTGCCAAGGCCGGTCAAGCGATTAGCGACATTGAGAAGCGGCTGCCGGAACTGAGCGAGGCCATCAGCGGCAAACGCCGCACCAAGACGCTGGTGCGCTTACTGCGTCATCCGTTGCGCTTGGAGGTGACGCACCCGCAGCGCAAGCCTCTGTTGTGGAATGTCGAAGCGCTGACCGGCGCACCACACACGATGCTGCTTGGTCGGACGTATGACGGTGGAGCGCGTGACCTATGGCACAGTTTCGGCGATGCACCGCATGTGCTAGTCGCAGGCACAACCGGCGCGGGTAAGTCGGTGGCCATGCTGAATATGCTATTGCCATTGTGTTGGAACACGTCACCGGCTGATTTGCGGATTGTGTTAATCGACATGAAAAACACCGACCTTGTGCCGTTGCGCCGGCTGCCACATGCCGATGTGCTGGCGACCACGATTAACGACGCTGTAAAAGTGCTAGAAACTATTGTCGTTGAACTTGAACGGCGACAGGCGAGACAAATCAATATGCCGCGGTTGATGGTCGTAATTGACGAATACGCCGATCTGACAACCGACGCCGATTGTATGCGTCTGGTAGGAAGTCTGGCGCGCAAGGGACGCAGTGCAAACATTAATTTGCTAGTGGCCACGCAACACCCGACCGGCAAAGCGCTGGGCGATTCGACCATTAAGAACAACTTTGCAGCGCGCTGTGTTGGCCTTGTTGCCGATGCCAGCGCAGCCAGTTGTGCGGCTGGCCGGCCAGGAACACACGCTGAACTGCTACCAGGCAAAGGCGCGTTCCTCTATGTCACCGGCTTGGATTGCATCCGTTATCAAAGCTATCTGTTGGATGAAATAACAAGCGAAAGTTTAATCACGCGCATCGGTCGAAAGTGGCGCGGTGCACGAGTTGAACCACTTGCACCGGTTCAAAACAAAAAGGCTTCTGCACTCGTGTACGAAACGTCTGAACCGGTTCTGAACCACCGTGAACCGGTGCTTGAACCGCGCCGTGAACCGTTATTCCCGCTAGCCGACAAGCGAGCGCTAACGCCGATTGAAGCTGTTGAAGTTCGCCGGTTGTACGCCACAATGAGCAAATCAGAGTTGTGCCGATTGGTCTACGAATCGAAGTCGGGTCGGTATATGGATTGGATCGGCGAGGCGCTAGACGGGTCAGCGCCTGAACCAGTTGTGGACAATAAGATTATCAAACTACGCAGAGTGGGAGGATAACAGTGCAAATGTGTGTAGCGCAAGCAGCAGCGTTGTCGAATGCTCAATCTATTTTTCTCATAGCGCTAGTAGTGGTCGCGATTGTGATTTTAGTTTGGCATAGCATAGTGGAGGCAAACAATGCACAACCATGATGGTACGACCAGCTTTCTCAAAATCCTTACCGTACTCGTGTTTATAGCCGTCGCGGTGTGGTGGATTGAGGACAGATTCAACAGCACAGCCGTGCTGATTGTGCTGGGCTGCGTCGTAGGCACCGCGGCATTCGTTGGCGGCAGCCTACTGTCGCACATGACAGCCAAGGTGACGATGGAGAATGTAGCCAAATTCACGGCACAGGACGCACAGGTAGACCGCTACCGTATGCAATCATTCAAAGAGATGCAGAAGGGTGAGGCTGCCATGCGGAAGGCAGAGGCAACGCTCACGGTACTAGACGCCAAGCGAGTACATCAACTTGCTGGACAGCAATCGAAGTTGCTCATTGACGCAGAGCGCGCCAAATGGGACGCACAGCATCGGCAGGAGGAACCGGAAAGCGTTGACTTGTGGGACATCGGCGATGAGGATCAGGGTTCTGGTATTCAGGAGTGGCGCTGATGTTCGGTGACTTGATGAAGGATTTACGTGGTTCATTCGGTGCCGCCGGCACACGCGTCATCACAGTGGCAAAGCCCTTTTGCTCACCAGCCAGGGACATCATCACCGGCGCGTTCCAACCATACGGCATCAAAATGTTCAACTATCACGAAGAAGTCAAAATGGTGTCGTTGAAAGATTTCGCACGCCGCATGAAAGTTGAACTGCGTACGTTTGAAAATCTCAAGTTTGGCATCGGTGCGCCGATGTTCCTGCCGGCTGCCATCTACGCTCACGTCACGGTGTCAGCGAAGGCCGCGCACTGGGCAGAGTACGTGCTACTGCGCACCGGCAAACTGTACGTGCCTGGCGCTTACGTAGATAGGCGCAACGAAGAATGGGCCAGCAAACACAACGGACACATGCCGCCGGCGTGGAACGGTGGCAAGCCGACGATAGAGGCAACATGCAGCGCAGGTGTAAAGGCGTGGGAACCGATTAAAGACGCAATGAAGAAAGGCAAACGACAATGACCATCACGCAATGCACGCTCACCATTATTATCGGCGTCACCGCCATCCTACTGGCCAGAGAGACGCACATCACATCCACTGACGCCGGACGTCTGCTGCTCACCGCTACCATCATGACGCTGATTGTATCAATGCCCGAAGCAATGCCGGTCGTTGATCGGCTCATTGCGGCAATCATCGGCGGCTACGCCATGCACTGCATCATCGGCATGGCGTTGGGCCCAGTGCAGTATCGGGTGTTGCGTCGCCAACCGATTGCGCTACTGGTGGCCAGTCGGAGTGCGTACCGGATGCAGTTCGGTGCGCGACGGATGGTGGCGGCATGACATACCGCGAGTATCTCCGCTCACCGCGCTGGCAGCGCATTCGCCACCGGCGGCTAGAGCGTGACGGCAACCGGTGCCGGACGTGCCACGCAACGGCACAGCTGCAGGTGCATCATGCCAGCTATAGGCACAGAGGCCGGTGGCTATGGTTCCTCGGTGAATGGTTCGAGTTGATGGACACAATCACATTATGCGACACATGCCACGGTGCGATTCACCGGGCGCAACCGATAAGAGAGTTTGCTGATTGAAAGAGGTGGGATGATGAGTGAACAATTAATGAAGATGCTGCACAGTGCATGGGCAGTCATGCAACCTTGGGCACAACGCAATGTGACATTTGGGCTAGTGTTGGCCGTCGTAACAGAGGTGCCACGATGGACATTTGCTTTTGCGGCTGCGCATGAGCCGATATGGGCCGGTTGTGCATTGGCTGCACTGATGAGCTATGCAGCCGCACATGCTTGGGAAGAATACTTTGCGCGCCATGACCGGCTACTGTTGATACTCAACGGCCTATCATTGGCGTTCGGTGTGTTCACTATTTCACCAGTTATCTTCGCCATGACGAATGGCGGGGGTCACAGCGTGGATATGAAGCAGGTGCTAAATACGCCGATGCTGTGGGCATGGTCAATTGTGCTCGCCTCAACTACATTTCTTCCACTGATTCAAGTTGCAGTGGTAGAGGTGCGACGGCGTGAGAGATTGCAGAGTGCACCCGAAGTTACAAGAACTGTGCAACGTGGCAAGTCAATAGACAAGCCGATTGCACAGGCTCTTGCACAATCTGCTGTGCAGCCCACTTCGCCGCCAGAGGAGTCGCATGATATTATTGTGCAGGATGGAGCGCCAGACCGTGAGGACAAGCAAGCTTATGCACGGTGGTTGAAGATGGAGAAGGGCATGAACAACAGTGCAATTGGCAATGAACTTGGTGTGCATCGCAACACGGTAAGCGGATGGTTGAATGGTGCATCGAAAGTTGCAGTATAATGGCGATGGCGCATATCACGCAAAGGAGAAATGATGGACGAATACTACAATTTCATTTTACAGGGAACTAGCGCAGACTATCCAGTGATCGAAGTAGAGTTAGCCAAGCGCATCGCGTTTCGCTTGTTGGCCGATGCAACCGACCGGCGCGGATGGCGGCAGGCGTTCGGCCAATTTGATGATGACATAAAAGAGGAGTTGCTAGCGACTTGGATCGAACTGGTCCGAGTGGAATTGGGCCAGGGGTAAAGGAGGCGAGTGTGAGAGGTGACACGGTAATTGTCAGGGCGTATGGGGGCGTAGCCCTTGTACGCCGCGTATGGGACGCGGGAGACGACAAGGTGTACATTTGCAGTGACAAAAATTTCGACTGGTTGTCGCGTGAGGACGGCAGCGGCACATACATTGGATTCCCGCAGGAGGATGTATTTGTTTTTGATGAAGCCGCGTTGGCTGAATTTAATCCTCCTGCACTGTGGGAACGACTAGTGCCGTATCATGTGCGTGCATAGAAAGGAAACAATGGACACACTCGGCATCATAACTCAACTGATTGTCTACACCGTCATATTCTGCATTGTCATTCGGTGGCTAGCCCGCCGCCAGAGGAAACAACCATGAACCCAACCCGCATCATCTGCCTGGCGTCATCCACACCACTGCCATGCAGTATCTACAATCCATCCACCAACGCGCCGTGCGGCAAGCCTGCCTACGCCGCCTACGCTAGCGAGTGGGAGGAGCCGAATTCGCCAACGGCAGGGCGATGGATTATCCAACCGGTGTGCCAGGAGTGTGCAACTGCTGCGGCTGAGGTGTATCAGTAAAAAGTAAAGACGCACCGGCTAGGGTGCGTCTCTTTTTCTATGTGATTGCACATAGGCTTATTTACGGCGGGCCGAGTTTTGGAGGCCTGCCCGCCGCTTCGTCGGACTACAGTCATTGCTCTTTCAGTACCTAAAACCAAATCCCCACACGGAGATTGTTCTATTATACCACAGCCAATAAAGGAGAACAGTATGAAAATCAAACTATCAACGCCTGGTGTGGACGCCGCCGATCCCAACTGTGTCGAATGTGGCGGTAACGGCTATCGGTGGAACGGATTAGTCTGCTACTGCGTCCCCGGCGCGGTGGATGAGGTCATCATCTGCCCCCCACCGCGGGAGGCAAAGTCGCGGGAAACCGGAGACGCATAGAAGGAAATGAGAACAAGAAAATGACACACGAATGGATCACCCTCGACATGAGCCGATTCGAGGGATTCGCACCATCAAGCACTTACCGTGCGCTGATGACGGAAAATGGGATCGAGATTCAGTGTATTGGCCTAGGTGGAAAGTGGATAGATCTCAACCCAAACTGGCATTACGATTTGTCCGAATACGCAAAACAGCAGTTGCGCCAGACAGAGCAGTGAGCCACCAAAGCAAAACGCACCAGATCTAGCATAATCGTAAGGTCTGACGCCCGAATTATGCGAATTCGGGTGTTTTTTGTGTAAATTGGTCTGTTTTGGGGGGTTGACAACGTACACCGCATGGTGTATAATAGATACATAGGCGAGGCAATCGAGACCGAGCCATAAATACAAGGAGATAGACAGATGACCGCTGAAACGAGAATGATAAACCGCTACACGGAAATGAAGAAAGAAATTAAGATAATTTCAAAATGGTTCCACAAAAACCATGGCGGCCCCGAAGTGAACGCCGATGAGGTAGAGGACGCAACACTGAGAAGCATGACTCATGCGATGGCGGGGCGACGATCAGCCATCGGACAAGAGATGCTAGAAATTGAGAAATTTGCCAATAAGAACAAAATCGAACTGCCAGAATGACTGAGGACGAAACACCATCCCCCCGCTGGTGTCCAGAGGTAATGGCCTCTGCTGAATGAGTCCAGTTTAACGAAAGGAAAAAATCATGCGAAAACATATCGTAGACATAGCACGCAAACATTTCGGCAACCCCACCCCATTTTGGGTGGATGAGTCGGACAATGGAGACTTCCCACCGGCACCCACGCCGGAAGCGATGGACAAAGCCGTCGCCTTCCACGTCATTGACGGGAAGATCGTATCCGTCACGATCCGAGAGTGGCACAACGAGCGGCCACGTACTAGCGCCCAATATGTGGCGTATTGCGGATAGGAGAATTATGCCAAAAACCAACGAAGCAACGCGCTTCCAGCCCAAGACGGATAAAATGGTCAGGGTACAGGTATACTTGCGCCCTGACCAGGTGGAGCGCCTAGCGCTGGAACCAAACCAGAGCGCGGCAATCCGGCGTGCAATCGACGCCTATCTGTCGATTCACGCACCTGATAAGGATTTTGAGACTACGGAAGATTGAAACATGAAACAAAGATATATTATCGCCAAAACCAAACACCGCCGCTGGTCTGATGGCCACGATGAATATTCCATTTGCGACGATTTACGAACGGCGCAGCAGGATTTCGATGATTGCGTTGATTCGCCATTCAGTGTTGGCCACGCGGTAGCTATATTCTATTATCGCCCACACTGGCAGTCGTCACAGCCGCTGTATTTGCGCGACAACCGCGATAAAAGCGGATGGCCCATCTCAGATGGGGTGGGTGGAATAATCAACACGTTGCCGTCAAATTATTTCTAAGAAAAGCGCACCGGTTAGGGTGCGCTTTTCTATTCCCCGCATGGGGCTATTAGGATCGCCCAGTACCACGTCCGCCGCGCTAACGGTACTCTACTTTTCCACCCATCGAAATCCACCCCGCCAACCAGCCCAACGGATCGACACGTCCGTTCTGTCGATACAGCGGCTGGCCAGCTTTGTGGACAACATAAGCCCCGTTGGCGTCAGTTTGGCGAATTTCCAGATGCAAGTGCGGCCCGGTGCTTCGACCTGTATTCCCCGATAGGCCAATCAACTGCCCTTGTTTGACACTGTTGCCGGTCTGCACTTTTCGCTCTTGAAGATGGCCATAGAAAAAATTTACCTTGAGCGCTGGGCAAAATAAACGCACGTAATTTCCATAGCTGGTTCCTTCGTAATCAGACCAGGCGATTACGCCGTCATAAGCTGCGTAGATCGGCGTGCCTGACACCATCGAGACGTCTTGGCCCTCGTGCGGATACCCATAATCCTGTCCAAAAAATCCCGTTATCTTCCCAGCAAAAGCGGGTAGTATAATCGTTTCCATGTCATCTCCAATCGGCGGCTCCACAGGCGGTTCAACGGGTGGAACGCCCTTCTGCGCAGGCCAGACTGCCGGCCATGTGTGATTATGCTTGCGTGCTAGAATATCAGCGTGCGCGCCGGAGGTGTCATCCATTGCCCAATCGGCGCTGGCCATGTCGGTGGTGAACGGCATGATCCCTAGCACGTTAGGATGGCACTTGTCAGCGAATCGCCATAGCATCTCGGCATATTGCGGCGCTGACACGTTCCCGATCCAGCCAACCGATTGCCCCGGCGCGGGTGAACCGGCGACCTCTTTCGTGAGGCCACATTCCCCGATGATGATAGGTACGGACATCGGGCAAGCCCAGTGCCGGTGTGCATTCCAGCCCCATTTTTCACCGTTCGGCGCTTGATACCAGGATTCGTCTGGGTCATTGCGCCAGTAATCGTGCAATCCTAATACGTGATTGCCTGCCAGGATAATCGGCTCAAGTGGTAAAAAGGTGTCCCATATCGGCTTGGTATTTTTCACCGTGTCCGTATCAGCATTGCGTGGCCAGCCGACTGATAGATTAAGCGCCAGCCCACGCAAGCCGTAGGTTTTCAAGTCCTCAAGAAATGCTTTGGTGTAGGCGAAGACGCCTTGCTCTTGCTGCACATTGTGCACGAACGGCTCATTGATGCCACACACGACAATGCGTTTTGTGTCGATACCGGCCAGCCTACCACCACCGGCAAATTTATCACGCCACTCGCGCGCATGACGCTTACCCGTACCGACAGGATCTGCAACCATATCGCTTTTCTGCTCAGATAGCGGATGGTCACGAACGACTAGCACGCTGTATGGTGACGGGTCAAGATAGCTCATCGCCTCACGGATGCGGTTTGGGTCAAGCGAGACAACTTTGAGCACGCCAGGTCGCAGCGCTTGGAAATATTGGTGGTCACTTTGGCGGTTTGAGGATGGGATCCAGTGTACACCCATCCGATGAGCAGGAAGCGTCCCAGTCGGCGGCGTCACCGGTGGCGGCAAGTTCGCCAGGTATGCGTCCATCAGCACTTGCCATGATTCTAGTTTTGTCAGTGTGTCAAGCATACTGTGGTCCTTGTGGATAAGCGGCACTAATCGCCCGCGCCCACGTTTCGAGCTTCACAATGCGTGGGTCTTGCGTGGGTGGTTCAACGGGTGGCGTGCCTGTTTCTGTCTCCAACTGCCAGGTGGCAAAGAAGCTGACGTGCAAATTGTTTGGCATTCCGGCGCCCAGGACAGTATCCGCCGGAATCGCCCCCGTGTTAGGCTTCCACGCCCAGGCACCGCGCTCGCTTCGTTCCGGGCTGTAGGAGTTGAACATAACGATATTCGCCCAGCCGGATTTGTCTTTGACGGGCATAGTGACATGGTTGCTGTTGTCTGTCCACGTCCAGTAATTTATCGCTGCCGGTTTGAGCATTCTATTCGTCGCAGGATCGAAGATGCCACCCAAAACATGATGGTCTGCACCGGCGTCGTCAAAGTAATCTGGCGCACCCCACGGCCTCAAATACTGCTCCCTGGCCCATTGCGGAATGCTACCTAGCACGCCAGACGGCTCCCACGAACCGTCACGCGTCGTGAACAAATCCCTGACGCGGTACACTTTTCCGTCAACCGGTGTGGCTGGCTGAATGATAACGTTGAAGCGATCTATCTCGGTGCTAACACGTGCCATTATTGCTCCCTCAACCGCACACGGCGGTTAGTATTACCCAGTAGAATCCGTATACTCCGCCTTCAGCATATCCGATGCCGATGCTTACCTGTTCGCGAAAGAAATCAGTCTCACCGAAAATGTGCCTGCTGTGACTTGGCGATCTGGCGAGTGATGCGAATGCCTCGTCAGCGTCGCCTGAGCCCGCCATCAAACTCTCAATGTTGTTGCCGGTGCCATACCAGGTAGGCAATCGACAACCGGCGTCTCTGGCGTAGGTGTTCGGCCAGATGCCAGCGGCGTCAACATGAGACCACGGATCAACCGTCGCCAACCCAACGGCGCGCTTGGTTGCAGCTTTCACCAACGCCGGATTGCATACAAGCTGCGTGCGCTGTTGGCGTGCGTCGTCGCGCAGCAGCTGGTAGAACTGCGTCGCCTTGTCATTAGAAAAACAGGTAGCGTCAGCGCTAGGCTCACCAGTGGCGACGAATGGCATATAAACACGCCACGCCAACGGACTGGCCGCCTGCGGTGGCGTCAATGGCGAATCGAACTGCGCCGGACGAATGCAGCCGGTCAGACAAAAAACAAGCGACAGAGCCACAATATAATTAGTAGCGCGATGACCGACCACCATTCGCCTGCTTCCTGTTTCATCAGACCACTGCAATCGATTGTATATTGCTGCGAATCTCGATTTGCACCGTGACGCGCACTTGCTTTTCTGACGGATTGCTGACCGCAACCGCGACCGTGTTGGCTTGCGACGTGGGGCGCAACGTGGTTGTGCTAATCAGATAACTCGTCACGTCAAGCTCATACCAGCCGCCAACAATCGGCGTTGGTGTTGCTGTCACGACTACGCCATTGGCCGTCCATTGTAAATCAGCCGCGGTATACGCCTCGTCTGGATCTTCGTAGATGCCATAGACCGCACTGATGGCGCTAGACAGGTCTAAAGCCACATCCCCGATAGAGCCGCCGCTCACGTCAATGTTACTATTGTCATCACTGGTGGTTGCAACCGTTGGCCCGCTAACGCCATCATAATAAAGCCCGTTATTGGTCACATCGATATAGAGTAAACGCGCAAAGCCGCCTGGACTGCTGTTGATACTAAGCTCATGGCTATGGTCGCTTAGGTTGTGCGAATGATTCGGGATGCTGACCGTTCCCGACGCAACGCCGCCCACGCTCTTGACCGTGCTGCGCAGCTTGTCCAGCTTGAAGCGCACCGTCACGCTGCTAACCTGCGTCGTGCCACGACTCAACCAAAACGGGAATGAACCGCCGTAGGTGTCGTCAATGTCCTCACGATAGCTGATTGTATTCTCCGATGGCCCCATCTGCGGGTGTGCCTGGTACGCTAGCGATTTCTGAATCTCGCGCGCCAGCACCTGCGCATCAGTGGCGGCAAACTCGCGGCTTGTGCTCACGGTCAAAGCAACCGGACGCGCGCCGTTCTCGTCAACGTCGGTAACAACCTCCTGAATGATTAGCTCTTGGTCAATGTTGATCGGTGCCTGCCCATCACGGATTTGCCGCGCTACCACACGTATCGTCTGACCGGGGTAGACCTGCTGCTGCAAGCCGATTACACTCAAACTATAGTGGTCTTGCGGTTGACTGGTGTTCAGCAGCCATTGCACTGTGGCCGCCACCAGCGCATTAGCCGCCGCGATGGTATCCGGCTCGGTGTTGGTAATCGGCGTAATTTCCTTGAATTGTACCTGGCTGGCATAAGCACCATAAGCCAACACGCTGGTTTCGTCGGCAATGACATTAGTTGCGCGCACGAATGAAAACGTGTGCGAGCGTCCTGCCAAATCGTTTGTTGTCCAGTTGGAAGTGATGCTCGTGCCATCCGGCCAGAGTGTTGCCGCGTAGGCCGTGAAGCGCGCTTGCCCTGTTCCGGCGCCAAAAGGAATCGCCTGATTGACCAAGTTGAAAGCATCTTCTTGGCGCTCAATATCGGTAATCAGACAGGCGTTGGCGTTGCGCTCAATGGCCAGTGGCGCGGCGCGGTTGGTGGCTAAAATGCCGGTAGTGGTTGGTGCCGAAAAAATGCGAATACGCCGCATATTGATGACGCCCGTATCGGAGAGATCGGGATCAAGGCGAAACATCTGCCCAGTCTTGTTGCAGATGGTGATCAGTGCGTTCAGGATGCTTTCGTCAGCAAAGCGCGCAATCAAATTCGGCGTGGCGCCTTCCACCACAATCGTCCAGCCTGGCGCGCTTTCCATGATTTTGGCGAACATGGCAGAGCCGATATAAGGCGAGTCCCAATTGATGTCTAGGCGTACTGTGTAGCGTGCTAATTCAAAAAGCACATCGTTTCCGCTCAATACCATTTCTGGTACTTCGGCCAGCCTGACGCGGCGCTGTTCTAGCGCACCCCCGCCCAACCATTTCAGTGATCCGTCGAATTGATGGCAGTGCAAAAAGCGCTTTAGTGTGGCGTATTCGGTGCGAGGTTCAGCCGCAGGAACGGCAAATTCCCAGTTACCGGCCTGACTCAGCTTCTGTGTGTAGCGCCACTTACGCCCCGACGTGATCGGACCAGGACCAACACGCTCGTTAGCGGCGTTCCAAATATCAACGTAGAATTTAATAGTACCACCCCCGCCCGCCTGCGGCGCTGCCGGTAACGCTGCCAACAGCCTGACTGTTAAACGGTTCCGGCGGCAACTCGGCCAAGGCGCCCATATCACGCAATTGAGATCCGGCGCCATTGTTACCGACACAGTAGGAAATCAACTCGGTTCCCGCCGCTGGATTCGACCCCAGCGTTAGCACCACCGTATCAGAAGCGGTAACAACCGCGTCGATTACGGCCACCGGATTGCCGTCAATCGTATACTCCCAGCCTAGCGCCGTGGCGTTTTTCAGCGTGCCGGTAACATTTGTAAATGTGACTGTCACCAAGCTATTGACGCGTGCTGCACTGACAAAAATAGCCCCGCGTGAGTTCTCAGACCCACCATACCAAGCAACCTTAAGCGCCCGCCACCATCTGCCGGCAAGGATGGCTGCCTGTGCGTCAGTTGACCAGTGCGTCGAATCGGCAAAGAGTTGGTCATGCGCCGGCGGGCCCGGCTTGGTGGAGGCGTTGTTAATCCAGTCGTACAAAATCCCCTGGCGAATAGCGTCAAGGTTGGCATCCGCCACACCATTGACAGCGCCAATCATGGCCGCAAATACCCAGATTGCACCAATGCCCATCGCTGTCACAAGGTCACTTTGGAACGCAGTCAGCGCGGCGCGATAGTTGACGGCGCTAACGCCCGCCTCTGCGTCATTCTCACCTTGATACCAAAGAATGCCTTTGGCGGCATTAATTTTACTGGCAGCCACGCGGGCAACGGTGTCAACGAAGTTGGCGCCCCCGCTCGACCAATGCGCCGGTGCGGCATAGAGTGACGTGCCACCGACCGCACAGCAGACGAAGGCAACCGGCACACTTTGATCAGCCATAAACTTGGTTGCCAGCAGTGGCCACACTGACCCCCGCGCCGTGTTTGCTCCAGTCGGATCGGTCAGTTCCTCCCATGCTGAATTGCTAAAATCGTATTTGCCCGCCTTTAGCGTAGCGTGGGTATAGCTCTGAAAATTCGTCAATTCGCCGGCGGCGTTCGACTGGCCACAAACGATAAACACATCACCAATCCCGATGTAGGAAACTACGGCGCTCGTTGTCGGAACACCTGCGTCTCTGACCTCAAGCAGTCCCTGACCAGCAGTCTGCGCCGCCAAGGCGCCATCATAAGTACCGCCGCCGATGGTCGCGCTGATGTCGGTCCAAGTGCCACCTTGCCAACGCGCTTCAACCGCACTCGGCGCGCTACCGGTGTAGGTGCCTTCGATCACAATGTCGGCTTCGTCGCTACCGTCGCGCTGAAACACCTGGTAGGCTTTCGGACTGATGATCGTAATTGCGGTTGCCATCAGGCCCAGTCCTCGTAGCCAACCACCTCAGCCGTGGCGTTGGCTGCCGTAGAAGAACGAATATAGATCGGGCGCGCCGGTTGCAGCTTGATCGGGACGCGCTGTGGCTGGGCAATGCCACCATTCGCCGGAAAAGCGTGCGGCCCGAAGATTGGCGCGCCATAGTCAAAATGGCTTTTCCAACTGGCTGCCGTTCCCACCGCGTTGGCGTACCAGGCAACGTTGGCAATTTTGCCCTGAAAAAAGTTGGTGTTTGTAGTTCGGTTCAGGTACCCAATCACGAAATTATCAACCGCCCCAAAAATATTGCTGTACCAACCGGTGCCGGTGTTGGCGACCGTAACCCCGCATTCACGACCATTGACGAACAGCTTTACTGTGCTGCCATCCTGCTGCCAAACGATGTGATACCACTGTCTTGACGCCAGTGTAATATTGCCGGTGATATTTTGCAGGATGCCGCCCGACGTGGCCGCCAACGTAATATTTGGCTGGCGAGTGACCAGAACATTGATGTCAAGATAGTCGGCTGTGCCTGCCTCATCCGCCGCTGTCACAATCGACCAAGCTTCATCAGGCGCCGTGTCTAGCCAGATCCATGCTTCGATGGCGCCGGTTGTGGCCGTCGCTAGTTTGGTCGCTGTCTTAAAGCCTTGCGTACTGCCATTCAGCGAGACGGCTTTACCATCGGCGCAGACCCACGATGCCGCCTCATACGTTGGCGTAGCGGTTGCGGTAAGCGTAGCAGAGCCGATGCTTGATGCTGCGTTGCCGCTGGCCTCGTCTAGTTTCCAAAGATGTGTACCGCCATCTGTGGTAATCCTAGTCACATAGTCCGCTAACGTCGCCTGGTACAGCGCCACATTGAACGCTGTGTCGGTGGACAAAATGATGTCAAGCGCGTTTAGACCAATGGCAGAGTTCGTCGGTGCTGCCATCAGTACCTGGCCTGTCCACTGTGCGTTGTCGATACGCGCCCACGCGTGAACAGTTGGCACCAGCGTAGGAAATGGCGCAATGTTCCACATAGTGTCCGAGGCAGGCACGACGCTAACGCTGGTTGCACCTGTTTTTGCACCCAGTGTTGATGGTAGATTGCTAACCTTTTTTACAACTGAATCAAATGCACTCATATATTATTTCCTTTACGCTACCGTCAGGTATGGCTTAGATGTAATCTCGCCATCAGCATTGCGGGTAACCGCGGTCTGTGTTACCGTCAAACCGGAATCAGTATGGCTAATAGTGTAGGCATCAATTGCCTGCCAGGTCGTGTTGATGGTCGTCGTCGTAAATGTGCCTACGCTGCCATCTGGCCATAGTACTGTGGCCGTAGAGACGACGCTTGTGTAAGTGCCGTCATAGGTGATGGTCGCCAGTTGGTAAGCGCCGGATTCAGCCCAGGCAATTAGCTGATTACCTTGCGCCGGTACAAGTGCATCAAGCGCCACGATGGACGCATACAGTTCATTGATCGCACCCGCCGCAGTTTTGGCGGTTGTGCTGACCCCGGCCAGATTACCCAGCGCTGTGTCAAGCTGTCCAAGTGGAGCGTTGACGGTGGCCGCGTTGGCGGCTGCCCCGGTTGCAATTGCTGTAAAATTAGCCATATTAAGCCCACGCATCCTTGAAATTTATTGTCCACATCGCACCGGTCAACGTGCCAACCGCGGTTAGAATAATTGTATTATTGCCCGGTGCCAACGTTATCCAGTCGTCGCCAATATGGCCACTGATTAGGCTAAATTCATTGTATGCATTCTCGCCGTTCAGCGTGACTGACATGGCGCCACAGTCGATTTGTAATTCGCCGTTGGCGGGGATTGTGCCGATCCACTGGATATGACTACCTGGGATATAGGTTGGCAAAAATCCGGTGAATTCGGTGCTGATCCCCGACGTGGAAAACACAATATTGGTCAACGGATAATCAGCCGTGGTAATCGTCAAAATCACATCAGTAGTCGGCAGCGTGCCACCGTTCGTTACGACCTGTGACATTGCCGTTGTCATCAAAACGCTATAATCGTTGGTGTCAAATGCTAATGCTGCGTCAAAATCATAGCCATCGTCAAAGCGCCAACCGGCATGATCGTCGCCGTTCCATTGCGTTAGTTGCAGGAAGCGCAAGCCGATTTCAAAATAGCCGCGCTGTCCGTACGGCCACGTATGCGGCATTTCGGCCAAACGAGCCACGCACCAATGCACGTCGCTATCATCCGCCGCCCGCCGGTATAGTTTGGCACGCAAGCCCACAGCGGCGCGCAAAGCGTCTAGTTTGTCCCGATTATTAGCATAGGTGTCTTCTGACACAACGCAGTCATAGGACAATGGAAACGGGAATGATTGCTTACTACGCCCATCACCGTCGTTGTCAAAGACACCGCCAATCGTGGACGCCAACGCCAAGCGCGCCGGAACCGGCGACAGAGTAAAATCATTATTGAATGGTGACAGTGTGATATTGCCAAAGCGCTCAATCGTATACATTAGGTTGTCACCCCCGCCGCGCGTAAGGCGTCCAGAATGCCGGTGCTAGCCGCCTGTCTGACTGCCGGTGCATCGGCGGCCCCGTTGAACACCTGGTTTATGGTAATGCCTCCTACCTGGTTTGTGGTGCTGGCCGCTGTGTTCAGTGCCGCCGGCGCTAGATTGCCAAGGCCGCTACCGAGTTTGTCACCGGCGCGCTGCATCCCCTCATGAATCATGTTGATCATGGATTCGCCAGATTTGCCCAGGTCGCGCAATGGTGACGACGGGTCTTTCGGTTCGCTGAATGGCAATAGATTCTTCATCGCTTGCAGCTTGTCTTTGAACCATGTGTCGATGGCTACCCAGCCGCTCTTGAGGCCGTCGAAAAAGCCGGTGGTGGCCGCTTTACCTGCATTGCGGAATGAGTCACCCAACCCGCTGAAGAAGTTGCCAATAGAACGCTTTGCGGCATCCACCCACTTTGTCAGTGCAACATCTAAATCAGTCAGCCATTTGGCCAATGCTACCGATTGTTCACTGAGCCACTTGCCAACAATTTGGCGAATCTCGACAGTCCACGCGGAGAATCGCTGATAAATAGAGCCAGTCCATTTGTTAGTATCGTCATTGACCTGGCTAAAGCCCATCGACCAGTTTAGTTTCAACTCTGTCCAGAAGGTGGAGAAATCGCCTTTCAGAAGCGCCGTAAACACGCGCATGGTTGAGGCCATGGAGTCGTAGCCCAACTTGGTGTTTTTCGCCATGCTGTCTACGTCTGAATTCGTGCTGTCCTTTACGATTCCCACCGCTCTGGCGAACTCAAGAAAGGTCTTGAGCAGTCCCGTCAATGAGTCGCCCATCTCCCGAATGCGAATGTTGTCTTCAGGCGTGACGGTGCGCAGCGTCGTAAACACCTCATCAATCGCCACCTTCAAATCATCAGCGGCTGTAGAGATGTCATTAACTTCGCCGGTGTAGCTTGACAGTTCCATCGCTGGCGCGCTAGCTAGTTCAATCTCTCTTTGACCGGCGGCTTTCTTCGCGGCGGCTTCACGCTCGTTGGCTAGTTGTTCTTCTAACGATGCAATCTGCGTAAGGATCTTGTAATACTCGGCGCTGCCTTCGGTCGTCTTGGCAAGCTCGCCACGCATCAAAGCAATCTTGCCGGGTGTGTCAGCCAACTGCATTCGATAGTCCAGAATGGCATCGTTAAGCTGTTCTTGTTCGCGGCGTGCATCCTCGGCCAGTTGTTCCTGTTCCTTGGCGGCGGCTTCGGCCTCTCGCAATGCGGCTTCAGCGGCTTGCTTGCGCGCCTCGGCCAGTTGTTCTTGTAGCCGGATTTCCTCGGCAACAAGATTGTTAGTTTCGACCTGCTGATTTAGCACAGCCTGCGCAACGTCGAACTGATCCTGTGCGGCGGTTTCCTGCTCCTTGGCTGTGTCTACCGCAGTCTGCGCCGTCTCAATCGCCGTGTCGCGCCGCTCTTCTTCGAGGTCAATCTGATTCTGCAAGGCCATCTGCTGGATTTCAAGCCGTGCGGCTTCTTTCTCGGCGGCGGTTGCCTCGAAATTGTTGACCGTGTTTTGCAACTCAACTAGGCGCTGTTGGTCACGCAGTTTCTTTTGTGCGTCGCGCACATCGTCCAGTTTGCCGCGCAATGGATTCAGAATCTTATCATAGCGGTCTGTGACATCATTCAACTGCTCTTGCGCGCGGGCCGTGGCCTCCGAGGCGGTACGCAGTCGGAAATAGGCTTCGACCATGCTGCCGATACTCTGACCGGCAGGGCCACCCAAACGAATGATTTGGTTTAGCGTGTCCTGACTGACTGAGCCAACGCGTTTGAATTCGGTAACGGCGGCGGTAATCGCCTCGCGTGTGCCCAACATACGACTAACAATGTCGGTCTCAGCAATGTCCTTGGTGCCAACAAATGAGCGCAAAATACTTTCGATGCTGCTACCTAATGTTTGGAGTGCTGAAAAATCAGCCCTGGCAAAGCCGCCGACAAACTGACTCGCTGCCGAACGGCCCCACTCGATTAACTCAGGCAATAAGCGCGGTGGCGAACCGGGACTTAACCAGTAGACAAACAGATTACGGAGACTGATTAGGGCCGGTAGAATAAAACGAATAGCCGATGCCAGACCGCGCGCAATGTTCGCCATGATCTGTTCGGCGTAGGGTTCGACCTGGCGGCCAATCTCAATTAGTTGATTAATGATGGATGTATAGGCAGGACGTAACGCTGAACCAAGTGTCGCTGACAGGTTTTTCATCTGCGCTGATAACCGACGCTGCGAGTTCGCTGTATCGTTGGCGGTGCGCGCAAAGTCGCCTTGGCTGTTGGTGGTATTGTCCAAGATGAACTGATACCGTGCCAGCACCTTATCTTGGTCGGTGATTTCGTTTTTGGTGGCAGCGAGTCCCATTTCAAGCGCCTTGGCTGCGACCACTGTTTCATTAAGGACGACGCCCCAAACACGCAACGGCTCAGTCTCACCGACTAGACCGGCGCGGATTTTCTCAAGACCGATTTCAGGATCGGAGTTGTTGAAACTTGCCAGATCCGAGGCAAGCTCGACCATCGTCTTGCTCATCTCGGCGGCTTCTTTGCGCGAGAATCCCATCGCCGTGAACATGTTGCCGAATCCACCGGCAGCCTCTAGCGCGCCCTGCTGTGATTGCCCAAAGGCGTCGTCGAGCGTCTTTGACCATGCGATAACCTCGCCAGCGGATTGACCAAAGACGACGCCCGCTTTGCTGATGGCCTCGCCTAAATCGCTAGCCGCTTGGATGGATTCACCAACGGCGCTGACCGTGCGACGCAAGCCAATCAGCAGGCCATCAAATAGCCGTTGGCCGATGCGCTCCATAAAGCCGCGCACTGAGTCAACCCAAGTGACAATCCGGCTCTTGGCATCAGCCAACCCGCGAGTCAGTTTCTTATCGTCTGAACTGATTTCTACGTAGGCGTCACCTACTTTAGTTCCTGCCACTGGCTACCTCATGAAATATCAAAGCCCAACTTTGCCAACGCTGCCAACGGTGGCGCGCCATTGTTCTTGCCGATGCCACTGGTCACAGGCTGCGTCTGAATGGGTGCCGTTGATTTCTTCGATGTCAATTCGCCGTACAGATTGAAGTGTGCAATCGCCTGCTCGCGATACTCCCAGCGTTTGCGGCGAATGTACGCATCAAGCAAGTCCTCTACGTATTCTTGCGGGGAACCTTGGGTTTCGTCCCAAGTTTGCCATTCGGCAAGGCCGACCTCGTGGAGGTCGGCGTCACGCTCCGGCCAGGTAGCCACACCGAAACCAACTGATCGAAAGGGTAGGCTAATCCAATTACACCCCCTAGCGCTTCAATCGCTTCGTCGTCATAGGCCTCGCTCTCGATACGCTCACGGTCGGCGGCCAGCGCTGGCGAGTAGTCGAACAACGCATCTAGCAACAAATCCATGCCGCCAAGCAATACGTCTTTGACGACTGCTACCAGGCCGATGATGTCCGCGCCGGTGTTGATTTCGATGTCCTGCGCATTCATCAGGAGTGACACGATCTTGTCAACCGGTATGGTCAACTTGTCGCGCCATTCTTTATTTTGGCGCATGGGCAGCATTTCAACGGTGTACTTCTGGCCAGCGAGTGTGATAATCTTTGTTCGTGCCATATTAGAGCGCCGCCACGTTCACAATCTGAATGCGGCCGGTCTGTTGGCCAACGGCTTTGGTCGTGTCGCTCAACACCTGGATGTTGATGGGGATGCCAGCCGCCGCGCCTTTGTCGAACGGGATGTCGCCACCGAGTGTGATGCTGCCGCGCCAGAACATATAGCGCACCGGCAGACTCACATTGGCCGCGGTCTGATAGAGTGCCTCAAAGCCGACCGCCAACACGTTCGGCGTAGTCTCACCACCAAATTCGAGCGTGTCATAGCCAGGCACACCGGTCGCCGCTGCCGTGGTGACAACCGTACCCAACAGCACCTTATTCAGCAACCCTGCCGTATGTTCGGCCATGGTGGTTGAGAAGTTGATCGGCTGGTCGGTGATAGCCTGCTTCACCGGCTGGTTCGATTGTTGAATCATCACTTCAAACGTGGTGCGTTCAATGGTCAACGAAAGCGGCTCAAGTGTATCGCCCAAGTACGTCCAGTTGCCACCCCATGCCACACCATACCCTACCGTTGCGGCGGGGAACGTTTCCCCAACCGGTGCCGTCCAAATCTTTGCATATCCAATCAGGATATTCTCTACAGCCATTGTGTAATTCTCCTATTCAGTCACGGATGAAAAACGGTCAGGGATGGATCTAGGTATAGCTCACCACCCAGCCGGTACAGTTCTCTACAAAAGCCGACAAAACAGTCGGCGGGAAAAGATAACCGTTGGGCCAGTTGCCCACGTATCGCCATGCAACTACCGGCACTGTCAAGCTTGAGCATTCGGTCGCCATCGATATCTGGATGATACGGCGGATGCTTCGTGAACCGTTGCCCGTTGCGCCGATACGCCCACACATCGTAAAAACTGAGCAATGAATCCATCACCATCGGGCAAACTGCCGGATAGGCAATCAATGCGTCAAGTAGTCCGATAATCGTCGCCGGTTGCCACAGTAAATCACTCTCAATATATACAACCGCGTCAGCATCAGCCGGAATCGCCTGCCAGATACAATTGCCCACATGCGCTAATTGCTGAAAACGTGTAGGATGTTCGATGCTGCCGAACGCCTCGCCGTCATGCGTGCAATCAACGACTGTCGCCCGAAAGCGAAACTTTGCACCCTCTAACATCTTCAGCGTGCCATCGGTCGAATCACCCTCGCCCCACACGAATTGCAGCCGGTCGTTGCGCTTGTGCAGCTCATAATCCAGCGCGTTGACTTGGTTGAAATAGTTCGCTAGAAATGGCGTTGCGTTGCGGAAGGCGCTGCAAAGGGTGACATTCATTCGTTCGTTATCTCACGCATCCTGATAAACTTCGCCGGATTACCTGCCCAGAATTCAAAACTTGGCACGTCCTTAGTTACCACCGCTCCCGCTCCAATAACCGCACCCTCGCCGATGGTGATGCCTGGCAACAGAATCGCACCGGCGAAGATAATCGCATACTCGCCAATCACCGTCCGCTTGCGAATAACATGGATATGCTCGGCTGGCTCGGTCGGCATGGTATGCAGATAGCTCAGGTCTGGGTTGCCGGTGGCGATGACCACGTTCACCGAACAGCCGCTATGAGCACCGAATATCAGTTCGCCGCCGCCGGTGTTGATACGGCTCCCACTGCCGATGTGCACACATTCACCAATGGTGACACCCTGGCCACCCTCGATCCGCGTGAATGAATCAATGCGTGCCGTTGGGTGAATCGTCACCATGTCGGGTTTGAGAATCAAGCAAGGTTCGTGAATCATATCGATTCCCACACCTCTAGCACCGTTGCCGCGAAGCGCCGCCATGAATAGAACTTATGGATATTGCTGGCCATGCGCAGCGATGAGTTCTGGTAAGCGGCTAGATGGCCAGCAATGCTGAATAGCTGCCGAACCACATCGTTAATATCCGGTTCGGCCCAGTCACCTAGTGACTCACCTTCTAACCACGCTTGGCCTTTCCAGTGCGCTTTGTGTGTCGTGCATGAAATCGGCCAACCCCATTGCTCAATGTCGTCAGCCGTGCCGCCCCAATCCGTTGCTAGGCTGATGCCGCCGGTTGCCGCGAATTCTCTTGGTAGCAAACCAAAGCCCTCGCCACGATTCGGATTGATTAACACATCGGCTGAACAGTACAACCGGTATAGCTCCTGTTCGGTCATGTCCTGCTGAATCAGTGTGACATTGCCACCGGGAAACAAATCGACGCGTGTTCCAATCGGGCTGCGCATCTTGAGAATTAGCCGATAATCCGGATCGCCACCGAACGCCCGCGTGAACGCCTCCTGCGCAATGTCGCCACCCTTGCGGCTACCACGGTCCAGAAAAGCGAGAAAGGTCATCACGTCGCGCTGTGGTCGCTGATACGGCTGATAGATTTCGCCAATGCCCAGCGGTGCCACATGAATCGGTGCCGTAACGCCGCAATCGATAAACACATCTCGGCAGAACCGGCTTGGCACAATCACGGCATCCATGGTGTTGAGTACGTCAGCCCAACCGCTTGGCAGCTTGGTACTCTCGAACATGGTCAGCGCGATTTGTGGTCGTCCTGTCGCCTCAAAGCTATCGAACGCCACCGGCCAGCCCATGAGAATGCCGCCATCAGCGGGGCTGTGTGCTTGGCTCGTAATCGCTGCGATGTCTGCCGGTTGGCTGTCCATGACAATCTGTCCGGGCCCGTGGCAATTCACTTTTGCGCCCAGTGCCGTCAGGTGTCTCGCCAACTGGCACGCAATCAGGCCATAGCTGTTACACATGTCCCAATGCGTCGGCGCGTACAGGTTGATTGTCATATACCTAGCCACACCGTATAGAAGCAAAGGACAAACGGCCAGCCTGTGTCTGGTTCGCCAAGTGTCTGGCCCAACACGTCGATTGAAGCGGACTTGATGCCGCCACCGTGTTTATTGTTCAGCACGTCGTACAGCGCACGATAGACGGTGTTGGCGGCTAGTTCGTCCACGCCGTAACATTTGAATTGCACTGATGGCGATGCGGCCTGGCCACTGTAGATCACCGTGCCACCGCGAATCTTGAAGGCAATCGCACCGCCAACGGTCGGGTTGTAGTTCGGAAACGGGTTCGACCGTTCCGGCCAGATACGCGTGCCAGTGACCGTTGTTAGTGCCGTCTTGGACAACAGATAAGCGGAGATAACCGCCGGTGCATCAATCACGCTTCGCTCCGAATGATGCTGGCATCGGGAGACTTGCCGACCACCTGCTCTACAGCAATGTACAGAAACGATTGCCGCACTTCGTTGAAGATGGCGTAATCAGCACCGACCACAACGAAAATGGTATCAGCGCCGCCCTGTCGCTCTGGTGCAATTTCACGCTTTACAGCGTTGCCAGTTTTCTCGCTTGTGTAAGTGCCGGTCGGATCGGTGCGTCCATAACTGCTTTCGCCGGCACCAGAAACGTAGGTGCTGTTACGCATAAAGCCGGTGTCAATCTGGCCATTATTCGTAATATTTACCTTCGTCTGTGCTTCGACCTGGAAGCCGTGGGCGAGCAGCAATTTGCGCGTAGGCTCCTTGATCGCTATCTTCACCCTACTGCTATTCCAGTTGACTTTCGCCATTAGCTACCGTCCGTGAGTGATTTCAGCCGTAGCACCAACCCACTGGGCCCGCGCTCAGGATTGCCGATAATCTCGTGATCTTGCGCCGGCGACAAGGCCACGCCGTAGCGATGCGTTAGCCGAATGCGGTCCGTGTTTTTGACTACCGTGTTAATCGGCATCCGCAAACTCCCATCCCACGCCGGCACCTGCGTATCCTGCATGAGTTCCTTGGTTGCAGGTTTCCAGCCACAGCGAGTCGCCGCGCTAGCTGGATAGGTAATCGTCGGCTTGTTGTAGGCGTTGACGGCACCGGCGGTGTACACAAGCACAAAACATGTATCCATCATGGCGCTGTCTTGCGCTCCTTGCATTCGGCCTAACTCGGCTGTGCTAAACGGCTGCACGGATTTTCTCCACCGTCGCCTTGCCGATACCCTCAATGGCTAACAACTCATCGTCGGTAGCTTGAGTGACAAGCAGCAATGCCCCGAATCCGGCAGCGGTCAATGCCTCACGTTGCGGGAAGTCAGCCGGCAGATCGTCAGTCTCCACAACAGGCGTTGGCGTAGGTGGCGGATCTGGCGTTACCGTTACCGGAACGCGTAGCCACCCACTACGCTCAAGGATGCGCTGCTTGGCTTTGTCGGTCTCTGCCACTTCTAGCACTTTGCCGGTAGATTTCTTTTTGTACTGCATCAGTCCACCTCCGCGAGATTACTTACCCACTCGATTGCCGTCGGCTGTGGCGATATGAGTAACTTGATTGTCCCAGGCTGCCGGCGGGCCTCATGGTAGCGGCATTGTTTCATGTACTGCTCGTACACATTCGACCGGCTGAAATTGCCCCCATCAGCGCTAAAGTTGTAATCCTGAGCGGCGATGGAAGCCTTCTCCTGCCAGATAGCGGCGGCGGTGCGGTGCAGATCATAGCCTGCCGTCCAGTCGATTTCGGTCGGATCGTTGCCGTCATCGTCTGGAATCGGGCAGGCTTCAATCGCCGCCTTTAGCTCAATGTCGGAGTAGGTGGATGAGCTTGACGGCTCATTCACCATCCTGCGTAATTGGGCCACCATTGCCGTTGTCGCTGACATCTTATTTCGCCACTCCGATAAAGGTGATCGTCAACGGGTTTGTGTTAGCCACATCAGCATAGACACAGGCCTGACGGCCAAACAGCGAGAACTGCCCGCCCGCCGTGGCATCCGCAGCGTTGGCGCTGACCACAGTGGCATCGGTAATCAGATTCGCCGTGCTACCGGTATTCGTCCAGCGCAGGCTAAATGTGGTCGTGTTGGTCGTGCCTTGGTCAATGACCCATTGCAAATCGACTTTTGCATGGTCGGCAATGTTCAGTAACGCGCTACAACCATCTTCTGTAATGACCTCGGTAGTCCAAAAGGTCAGATTGTCAGAACGCACGCCGCTATGCACCACGCCAGCCACGGGGGTTACAGCAGCCTGGGGCGCTGCGGACGCGTTCTGTGATGGCCCAAAAGCGACTAGCCCCACGAACAGCAAGAGCACTGCTGTCGCCACCAGTGCCAAAAGATTCTTACGGATATTCATTGCAATTCTCCTAAATTAAGCCGGCAACAGAATGCCAAACGGATAGCGGTCAGCTTCTACTGGGTTGAAGCGATTGATGGGATTCGGCAACTGCCACCCTAAGCGCATCACAGCACGTAGGGCCACCATGTCCTGTTGGAACAGGTTGTAAATGATGGCGTTGCTGGCATCCTGAATCACGCCGGTGTCAGCAATGCTGAACGTGATGTCCTGGCGCATGGCGTACACAAGTTGTGTCCAGTCGCCTGAAATCAGCAACGACTCGGTGTCATCAATCGCGCCATTTGCCGGGAAGATCATCGGCGCGCCGTCAAGCTCGTACATAGTGGCAGCTTGCATGGTGCGGACAAACAGCGGCTGCGCTTGCAGGTCGCGCAAGCCGCGCAACTTGCCACGCATCGACATGTGCGCAACATGGCCATTAACGGCAAAGCCATCGAGTTCGGGCTTGGCAATTACGCCATTTTCGCCCATGATGTCGTCATACAAATCACCGAGCGCACCAAGCGTCACAGTGTTACCGGCAGCAGTTGCCCCGGCCACAATGTCATCTGGCCACGCAGCGGGCGCATTCGTGCCATACAACACAGCCTGGTCAAAGGCGATGCCCATCGCTTCAGAAATACGCGGGCGAATTTCCGCCCACAGGTCATAATCAGCATCGTCAAGGACGGCTTGCGGAATCGGCACGATAACGGCCAGTTCCTCGGCGTCAATGTACTTGTTGCCCCAGGCCGCCTCGGTGGTCTGCTTGAGTCCAGTGTCACCAGTGACGAAATAGGCAGTCAGTAAACTAGAAAGAACAGGTAAGCGGCGTTGTGCGCGGCTCATGTTGGGAAGGCGACGCGCCAGGCGCATCACTGCGCTATTTTCCGGCACGCCTTGGATGATCTCGCGGGAGACATCCTCAGGAATCAACGCGCCGATGTCAGCGCGGGTAACTTGCGAGTTGTAAACTGCCATTATTCGATTTCCTTCACAGAATTAAAGTTACGGTTTCATGTGAAGGCATCACGCCTTTGCGTTGGCATCTCGCCGCCGCTTGTACTGCTCGCCTAGCCGCGTCCCGCTGCTGCGCGTATCCAATTGCTCATGTTGGGTTTGACTGTCCCAGCCTGCCCATTCCCTGTGCCGGCATTGCCTGCCGGTATAATGGTCTTACTTGCAAATAACTCTGGTGCAATTTCTCGCAGTTTCAGAAAGTCGGCTGTACCATCCCGGCCAATCAAGCCCTCTTCCTTCGCTGCCATCCATGCCAGTTTCAAATTGCTGATGTTTTGACCGTGGGCGTCTTCCAAGAATTTGGCTTTCTTTTCAGCCTCATCGAGTCGCCCAACGGTGTCCTGTAACTGCTTCTGGAACTCGCTGCCCTCTTCGGCGGATTTACTCAGCGACTGTAATTGCTTCGATAAACTACGCCGCTCGGTGCGTTCGCTGTCCAGCGCTGACTTAAGACCTTTCACGTGGTCGTCAACCAGATCCTTAATCGGGTCTTCCAGTTTGCCGTACCAGTCATCGAATTTGACCGGCTCGGCTGCTACCTGCTGCTGCGTGTCTGCCGGTTGTGCAGCCGGTTCAGTGACTGGTGTCGCTGTTGGTGTGTTCGCTACTTCTGTCATGGGCCTCCCGCTCATGTGGCATCTCGCCGAAAAAATCCAATAAAAAACGGCGCAATCAACAGAATTGCTTCTGCTAATTGCGCCGTTGTGTCTACGTTCCTGGCTAGCCGATTATGGCTTAATTATTT